TTTATAACTTAGAGCTGGTAAGGTCCAAAATGGAAGCTCTATGAAAACAACATTTACAGGACCAGTCAGAGTCGGAAAAGGCAAAGTAAAAGGAGAACTTCGTTTAGGTGATGCGGATAATACGCATTACGTAGGCTTCGCGTCTCCCGCTACAGTTACGTCTAATCTTATATGGAATCTCCCTGCAACGGATGGATCGGCTAATCAGATATTAAAAACTGATGGCTCAGGAAATCTTGGGTGGGCAACTGATTCTGCATTATCTGTTGGTGGAACTAATGGACAGGTACAGTTTAATAACTCAGGTGCTTTAGGAGGCATTGCTGAGGGTACTAGCGGCCAGGTATTAACTTCCAACGGCGCTGGAACTTCAGCTACATTCCAAGATGCACCAGGAGCAGGTGGATCAGTTCACGAATGGTCTGCTGCAAAAACTGCAGACTTTACAGCCACTATAGGAAAAGGTTTCCCTGTAAACACAACTTCAGGAGCAGTTATAGTAACATTACCGGCAAGTGCTGCTTTAGGTAATGAAGTAGCTATAATAGATTACGCGGGAACGGCTGCAACGAATAATATTACCGTTAATAGAAACGGTCATAAGATTCAAGGAGCTGCTTCTAATTTAGTCGTAAGTACAGACAGAGCTGCTTTTACGTTAGTTTATATAGATGCAACACAAGGATGGTTGTTGCGAGAAGTTTAAAAATTTGGTATTAGATAATAAATAGGAGAAAAATATGACATCATTTTCAAGTGATCAAACAACATTAAATATGGCTACTATAGGTGCCGATACTCTTGCAAGAGCAGGTAGAGCTAGAGTTACATCTATTCAAGCTAAAGGAATAGCTAGTGCTACTTTGTTGTTGTACGATGCAGCAACGGCAGGAGCAGCGGCAGCAGGAAATTTAAAAGCAACATATAATTTTGGAACTGAAGGATTAGAAGTTTATGTCCCTGGTTCTGGAATATTATTTACAAATGGAATTGTTTACAATTTAGCTGGAGCTAGCGGAAGCGCAACTGTAACTATTACAGGAGCTTAGTCTAATGGCTAACACAACCTCAGGAACAGCAACCTTTGGAAAAGGTTTTTCTATATCTGATATAGTAGAAGAATCTTTTGAAAGAATTGGCATGAGTGGGGTAAGTGGTTATCAATTAAAAAGTGCTAGAACTTCATTAAATATCATGTTTCAAGAATGGGCCAACAGAGGTCTTCATTATTGGGAAATAGCAAATAATAATTTAACATTAGTTGATGGTAAAAATGTTTATACAATGTATAGATCAGCGTCTGATGGTACTTCAGATGCAACAGCTATTTATGGTGTAGAAGATGTATTGGAAGCGTCATATAGAAATGCACAAAACGTAGATTTTCCATTAACCAAAGTTGGTAGAGCAGAATATCAATCTTTTGCATCTAAAACTTCTAAAGGAACTCCAACACAATATTTTGTACAAAGATTTATAGATAAAATAACTATAACTTTATTTTTAACTCCAGGTGCAACAGAAGCTGGAAATTTTATTAATTATTATTACGCAAAAAGAATTGAAGATGCAGGTGCATATACTAATGCTGCAGATGTACCTTATAGATTTATACCTTGTATGGTAGCAGGACTAGCTTATTATTTAGCTCAAAAATATCAACCAGAAAGAATAGGTCCATTAAAAGCTATGTACGAAGAAGAATTATTAAGAGCATTACAACAAGATGGTTCTCCAGCAAGTACATTTATAACGCCGAGAACTTATTATCCGGAGGTTTAATAATTGACTAATTTATCAAAAGGAAGAAGAGCTTTAGCAATCTCTGATAGATCAGGAATGCAATTTCCATATAAAGAAATGGTTAAAGAATGGAATGGTGCTTTTGTTCATATATCAGAGTATGAACCTAAACAACCTCAACTAGATCCTATTAACACTCCAGGTGACCCACAAGGTTTACAAAACGCTAGACCTGATAGAACAGAACCACCTACATTTGATATATTGCCTGACAACCCTTTTACTTCAACTGCAGGATCTGCTGTCATTGATGTTTGGTCACCTAATATAAATTATAGTAATGGAGATTATGTAAGATTTTCAGATATAAAAAGCGGTGTATCTGATGTTCCAGTTAGTGCTATACAATTAGCTAGTACATTAAATGGAGCCATTAATGCAACTCAAAACACAATAGCTGTAACTAATCTAAGTTATTTTCCTACTACAGGATATGTTATGATAGAAAAAATTAATCCAACTACAAAATTATTTCAAAATGAAACTATTTTTTATAATGGTATTATAGGTGGAGTTTTACAAAATTGCGTAAGAGGAACAGCAGCACCTTTTAGAGGAGTTACACCATCTAATACAACAGCAAGTACACACGAAAACGGAGCTAATATATACGGCTCATTTAGCATTACTTTAGTACCAACAGTAGTGTCAAATCCAGGTGTACCTTCTACAAAAACAGTGTATAATAGTTTTACATTTACGGCTGCGGGATTAGTAGCAGCAACAGCAACAGGAGGAGGATTTCAATGCTCGGCAGGGCCAATAGTATTGAAACCATAATATGAATTACGGAGAATTAAAAACAAATATTAGAAGTTACACAGAAGTGGATAACACTGTTCTAACTGATGCTATATTATCTGTTATAACTAAAAACGCAGAAAATAGAATTTTTAGAGACTGTGATTCAGACGCTAATAGATTTTATGATACTGTAAACACAATTACAGCGAATAGATTAGTTACAGTTCCAACCAATACTCTTTTAATTAGATACATTAACGTTAAAGATAATTCCGTAGCTCCTGCTGAACAAGTTTTTTTAGATTATAGAGACGTATCTTTTATGGCAGAGTTTTATAATACTCCTTCTCAAGGAACAGCTATTCCTAAATATTATTCTAATTATGATGCTACTCAAATTGTTTTAGCTCCTACACCAAATGCAATATATGAGTTAACAATAGCTTACGAGAAAAAACCGGTTTCTTTAACGGGTGGAGATGCTAATACAAGTTATGTCTCAGTTAATTACGAAGACTTAATTTTATATGCATGCCTTGCAGAAACATACGGATATTTAAAGGGTCCAACAGATTTACAACAATTGTATGAACAATCTTACCAAAGAGCTCTAGCAAGTTACGCAATTGAGCAACAAGGTAGAAGAAGAAGAGACGAATATACAGATGGTGTAATTAGAACTAGATTAAATTCACCAACTCCGAGGTCTGAATAAGATTGAAGAAAAATAAAAAATAAGGTAAAAGAAAATTATGTCATCATCATATTCAAACGATATTAAACTAGAACTAATGGCCACAGGCGAAAAAGCTGGTCAATGGGGAACAATAACTAATACTAACCTACAGATATTAGAACAAGCATCTACTGGATATTTATCTTTAGCTGTAGGTGGAGCAGACGTTAATTTAGTTTTAACTGATGGTGTAACAGCAAACGGTAAAAACATATTTTTTGAACTAACTGGTACTTTAACAGGTAACAGAGTAGTGACTATGCCAGATTCTTCTGAAAGAGTTTTTATAGTAAAAGATACTACAACTAGATCAGCTTCTCATTATACATTAACTGTTAAAACAGTTTCAGGAACTGGTGTTATTATTCCTGCAGGAGCAACAGCTCAAGTATTTTCTAATGGAACAAATATTTCTTTAGGTTTATTAACAAAAGGTTATTACTCAACAAGTTCAGCTTACACTGCAACTTCTGGTGATCAAGTAATTGTAGATACTTCTGGAGGAGTTGTTACATTAACATTACCTTTGTCTCCTTCAATTGGAGATGAGGTTACTATTATTGATGGTTTAGGTAGTTTTGCTACTAATAATCTAACAGTAGGAAGAAATGGTTCTAACATTAACGGTGCAGGTTCTAACTTAACCGTTTCTACAAATGGTTCTGCTTTTACGTTAGTTTATCTTAACGCTACTAGAGGTTGGGCGTATAAAGATAAGGTTTAGGAGTTTAAATGCCTCTTAATACTTTTCAAATAAAACCAGGTTTTGATAAACAAAACAGTGAAGCCGGCGCTGTTGCAAGATGGGTTGGCGGAGATAATGTAAGATTTAGATACGGTCTTTCAGAAAAAGTTGGAGGATGGTCTGCTTTAGGTTCTACAACATTAAATGGAGTTTCAAGAAAACTTTTTCCTTTTAGAGATAACGATGGCAATAAATATTTAGCAATAGGAATGGATAAGTTTTTACTTATTTATTTTGAAGATAATTTTTATGACATTACACCTTACAGAACAAGTGGGTATCCAGCAACAATTGATGAATTTAAAAACAGTACATTTAGTTTTACATCAGGATCCAATGTTGTAAAAATTACAACAACATCTATTAATGGTTTATCCGCTGGCGACATTGTAGAATTTAATAACGTTACTCTTCCGACTACAACAGTAGCTTCAACCACATTACAACAATATATCATAACTGAGCAAACTAGTCTTCCTTTAACAAGCGCAACGGGATTTTTACCAGCTAATCCAGTTAGAATAGTAGACACAGGTGAACAACTAAGCTTTACAGGAACTTTTACAAATCATCTTGCCTACACAGAAGAATTTGATAACGCCTGGTGGGGAAAAGCAAGAACCAATATAACTGCTACAAATACAGAAGTTGCTCCAGATGGAACTACTTCAGCAGAAACAATACAACAAGATTTAGCAAACACTGCTTCTGGAGCTGTTTTTAGAAACAGTCTTTCAGGTCTAACTGCAGGAGTTAACACTTTTAGTGTATTTGCAAAATATAAAACAGGTTCAAACATTACTCATATTTATTTACAAGATTTTAGTATGACAGGAGGAGGTGTCTTAAATAAAACTTATTTTAATATTCAGAACGGAACTGTCGGAACAACTGATCCTCAACACACTGCAACAATAACAAACGTTGGAAACGGTTGGTATAGATGTTCTACTACTTTTACCACTTTAGGAACTGGTGGTAATGTAGCTATATATAGATGCGATGCAGATAATGGTACTACAGCTACTGTAGGAGATGAATATTTTATGTGGGGTGCTAATTTTGGCCTTGGAACAGTTTCCGATTATGCCGTCAATAGAACTACAACGACTCCTGTAACTTCTTT